GATTGACGGAATGGAAATTACTTCGTCATCTACCGGAAGATATTGCTCCCGCAGGACCGCACAGCCAGGGAATTTTTTCGCGAGGTCATCGCAGAAAAGCCTGCACTGGGCGACCGCGGCTGCCTGAGCGTCGGACAGCCGCGGGTCGTCCAGTCCCGCCTCCGCTGCGTCGTGTTGAAGGGTCCCGGCCTCGGCCGCGGCGTTTGTTCCCCCGGTAGGAGTCCAGCACGGACAGGCCTCGCGGGCCTGTAGAGTGCTCGGAGAATAGGGGTGATGTTTTCTTGTCGCGGCTTCGCTCATGTTTCTCTCACTCTAACCAGTGGAGGGTTTTCCGGAAATGTTAAGAGCCCATCACTCTTTTCTTCATCTTCTCGTGCCGAGGATGAAAGTCCGGGTTGTGTTCAACCGCGTTCAACAGGCGTTCCTGCGCCTTGGCTTTTGCCTTGGTCGTGTGCTTGGCTTTAACGCCGCCGGGAGTCCGGACGGAGTAAGAGCCGCCTTTGTTCTTGCTGATTTTTACTGGCATGATTTTTCACCACCTTTCTTCGGGGTCAAACCAAAGGTGACCCCGTCGTATTCGCTGTCCCTCTTCGGAACATAAAACCATTGCATGACGCCGCAGGCATCTGTGTAACATTCCCAATCTGTGTAACATTCCCAATAGCCCCCGCGCTTCCCCAGCGCCACCCAGGCGGGGTTCAGTCGCGCGTGTGCGCGATATTGCATACAAGGCCACATAATCAAAGAGGAAGTTCGAATTGTTCGGGACAATCGGGCAAGTCCTGCCATCGTCGCACGATTTGGTCACCACGAACATAAGCGCGACCATTCCAACGCCAGCCATTGGCCAGGGCATTTTTAATTCGTCGGGTTTGCGCGGAGGTCAGCCCCGATGGGTCAGTATTCGAGTCGGATGACTTCGATTGACCCTTCATAAATAAAGGACGCAACCGGTGCGAATTTTGCCGTCTGTGGTTCGAAGAAGAACACCTCGCCGTCGTTGCGGACGATGAAAATTATAACGTGGAGCCCGGTCACCCACGGCTCGTCGTCGCGAAAGAGCGAGTAAGGCCCGTCCAGCTTCACGTAGGCCTTGCCTACGAGCGCGCCGGGCAGCTCGCCATGCCAATGACGCACGGACCAGCAGGACGCGAGGTATTTGAATTCGGTTGCTTTGTCGTCGCAATCGAAGACCTCCTCTATCCACGGAAACATTTCCTTGCGCGCCGCCCAAAACTTCACGAGGTCCTCGATTTCCGCTTGGGTCAGGGTCATGTAAGTTCCGTCCTCCGGCCCCAGCAGATACGGATTGGGGTCCGGCGGGCACCAGTTGACCTTTTTGCCCAGCAGAGATTCCGCTTCCTCCCAGGTCATATACAGGGGCGAGTCTTGCGGCGCTCGCGGCACATTGCAGAGGATGGGAGAAGGAGGGTCGTCGGCCAGGAGTGTCCCCGCCGCCAGGAGCAAAGCTAAAAATGTCTTCACGTTCTTTCATAGAAAGAAGTGGCGGCAGAGGCAGTTTTGTCAAGACATATAATTGCGAAGTGCCTCATATACTCCGCGGCGATTCATCTCCGTCAAAATTCGAAGGTGCAGCTCGAACCATTCTCGCTTGTGGTTCGGGTATCGCAGGTGTGCCAGCTCGTGCGACAAGGTGTCAATGAGGTGATACGGATAGATGCGGTAGCCATGGCGCCGAAGCTGGATTCGAATGCGCCCATTTTTGCAGTCCCCGAAAAACTTCCGGCGCGGCCCGAGCCAGCCAACCTTCTTCAAGGGCAGACCGAAAAGGTGCGCGAAGTCGCACAGGATGTCTTCGACGTAGTCCTTCATGCGCCAGGAACGTGGATTTTGCCATGCACCACGCGGCCGTCCGCGCAGCGGGTGATGCCGTGCTCCGCGCTGTAGATACCGGCCTTGGGTGCCGGCGCCACCTTCGCGTTGGGAGCGTAGGGGTCCCAGCGGGGAAATAGTTTTTGTGCTAACCTGCGGGAGGGAAAAAGCAACAGGAGAAACTCTTTCGGAGTTGGGATGCCATAGAGACGGTAGAACAGCTTGATTCGCTTAAACATTTCAGTCTCCAAAGTCGAAGGCTCCTAGAAAGAAACCCTCGGGGGATAGATACAGAGACAGACGGGTTATCGCGGCGCGGTCGTCTCCGATTACACCCAGCGCAGCGTTACAGGCAATGTGAACTACTCCACGCACCCGCCCGTTTTTATGGTCGTGGTCAATTACTCCTGGCGTCAGCCGGCCTTTTGTAGTCGTCAGAGGTTTTCCGCATAAGGGACAAAGCCCCCGTTGCGCGATAATGAGATTTTTCTTGTCATGCAAAGTGATTCCGTAGCGTCGCCTCATGTGGGAGTTGGCGGACACCTCGGACGAACGCTCCGGATGGTTCTTCCGCCACTTGCGCGATTTTGCAGCGTTTTCTTTTGCGGTCATTCGGTCAATTTCTTTAGAAGTTCTGCCACCTTGCCTGATTTCGCGCGGTCATCGATAAGATTTCCCGTAGCCTCCGCGTCCAACAAAATTGCGGCGTTGGCCAAAATATGCGCCAAGTGGGGCAGCCCGGATTCCTCGTCGTTGTCCTGTCCATCCAGGGCGGCGAACAGGTGGCGAAGAATGGCCTCGTAGTAAACCGTGGCCCGCGGCTTTGACTCTCTCCAGTTCCAGGCCCCGTATTTTTTCGCGCCAAGACCCATGGCACGAGACAGATACAACAAAGCCACTCCGGGCACTAACCGAAGGGGGGCCTTTTTCAAACCAAACGCGTCCTTGGGATTTCCTCCCGCCGGTTGCGCGGGCGCCGTGTCATTGGGGATTTCCACGAAACCGGTGCCGAGCGCGTTCACTTCCAAACGCATCGCACCGCGCCAGTCAAACACACCCTTCTCGGCCCGCGCACCTCGGGACTTTTCGTATCCAGGAAGGGCAACATAGCCGCCGCAGGACATGATTGCAGTCAGGTCACGCCGCACGACCTGCTCCGCATCCATGCCGCTGGGGTAGGTTGTGAAGTCATGGCCCGCAGGCAGATTCTCAACTAGAAAACCGTCCTGGCGGTCCAGTTCGGCCGGGTTCACTGGGTCATAACCCGCGTTCTTGAGCTTCACAGCCATCTCGTAAAAGGCCGGGAAGTTGTATTGGTCATGCCCTCGCATCGGGCCGAGGATATAGATACGACAATGGCTCGCTTGCGTCGGTAACTCCAGCGAGTCTTTTCCATTCTGCGAACCATGCGCTGTCGTGCCAGGGTTCGTGATACCCGCGCCGAGGTCGGCCGGAGCTATCGGGATAAAAGCCGTTTCCCTCGTCGCATTTTCTGTTTTCAGTTTGGTCACAAGTTCGTGCAGTTCTTGGAAGTTCATTAGCAGGTTGGTCCGGTGACGTCATTGTCGGAGTGGGGTTGAGAGACACGAGGGCGGTCGAGCGATGGCATACACGCGAGACGGGGGTCGGCCTCGCCGCAGGTCGCAATGAGACGGCCGTTCCAATTTGCACAGACCGCATCCACGAATTGTTGGTTGCGACGATGCGCTTCGAGCACAAGGTCGCGGAGGTCACGATAGAATTTTTGGTTCATTTTGATTTTGGTTTTGGTTCGAAAAAATTTTCATTACAGCGATTTTGTCAACCGCTGAATGCGCTTCGGCCGGGAGTCCCTTTTGGCCGGCGTCAAGGTCCGTTTTGCTATAACTCCTTCAACGATAGCGAGTAAGCGTTGCCAGCGCGCCGCGTCGTGTTGCACCATCCGGCCCACGGCGGACGCGTCGCCCCCATATTCGGCGGACAGCCGGTCTGCGTTTCGCAAGAGACACTTCAGCCGACGCTGGAAGCGGCCCAGGTAAACAATGCCGCGACGTTCCAGCCGGGCGAGAAAACTTTCCTCGCTGAAGTGTGTCGGAAATAGACGGCAGGGCCGGCGGACCCGCGCCGCGCGTTCGGCTTTCGCCTGCCTCTTTAAATAAAGAGCGCGTGCAATGACTGGGCAGGTGGTCTCAGCGTGCATTATGGGCTCCTTTCTTCGTGGTCGGCCCTCCGAACCCTCCCAGCGCGTAATTGCGCCGCAGAGCGGCAATGGCGGCTTCCTGCGTGGCACCGCAGCCGGACAGGTCCAGCTTAGTTTCCTGTTCGGTGACTATCCAGCATCGGCCGAATTCCGGCTTGCACCGGCCTATTCCCTCAACCGTTATGGTTGTGTCCTTCTTTTCGTTTGTCGGTCTCATGTTTTGGTTGTTCGTTCGCCATGGCCACAGCGTTGGCGCACACCTCGCAAAAGCGAAGGCGCCGGCGCGTGACTGAATCAATTATCGTGAACTGCCGGAATTCGACTTCCTGCATGCCAATCATTCGGCGCAGCCGGTTGCTGTCCCCGGCTTCCATGTGACAGCCGCAAAGGGCGTTCTCGCAAAACTTCACTTGATGCGCAGCGTTAATTCCCGTGCCGTGGAACCCAGCAGCGTCGTGATGGACTCCGCGAGGTTAGCCGCCAGGGAGCCCCCCAGGACAAAACCTCCGGTGATGTTGACCGGCGTCCCCCGCAGGCGGTCGCGCAGCGTGATGTGGCAGCGGTCCTGGCCGCGGGAAAACCGCAGCACGATATCGCATGATGCGCCGTGAAAGAACACCCGCCCGACGTGCAGCGCCAGCGACTTCTCGTCCCCGTCGTGCGGGAACAGCTGCCGGACCGTCTGCCCGTCCGTCAAGCGGATGGCGGCGTTCTCGCGCTTCTCGATTTTCGAACCGACGCGCCGAACGCTCTGGGCACCGGGGAAGAGTTTATACACCTCGGCTTCCAGCGCCGCGTAGGTGTCGCGGGCGGACGCGCCGGGCTTACCGCAGGGAACCTCGACAGTGACTAAGCCACCATCGACCATAAACTGACCAAGCATCACGTTACTGTTCATCATCTTTACCAGTGGAGACTTTTTCGGATTTGTTAAGGGAAAAACTCCGATTTGATTGCTGCCACAATTCCGACAAACACTGCGGCTGCCACAAGCAGGGGAAAAAGAAGGGGCCAGCGAGCGCCAGCCCAACCCAGGCCTGTAACCAGAGCCGCGCACCCGAGGGCACAGACAACCGCCTTGCTCCATTGAATAAAGTTTTTCATCGTGAGAAGTCCTCCGGCCGGCGTTCGCGCCTGCGGATAGTGACCCAGTCGGTTGCCCTCAGATTTGAAAGCGTTTTGGCAAACTTAAATGCCGCCCTCAAAGTTTTCCGCCAGCCGACGCGACTGTTCGCGCAGGGAGTGCCAACAAAGATTTCGAAAGTAAATTTTTTCATTCGAGTTTGAACTGCACCGCATAAATTTTTTGGTGCCCTGGCTGCCGGTAGTCCACCACGAGCGTGTGCCCGTGATAGAACAGGCCCAGCGCCTCGACAATTCTTTCCCGCTGCGCGCCGACGATGGCGACGTTGTCCGGCTCGGGGAAGCCCACTTCTTTCAGCCGCGCGTCGATTTGTTTTTCTAGTTCAGTTTTTTTCATAGTTTTTCATATCCCCACGGGCGCCGCGCATAAATGCCTTCGTCCGCGTCTTCCGGGAATTCTTTTGGCGGCGTGTCCATGCGAGAAAAGTAGTCGCGCAGATGCCCGACCGACATCCTGCCGCCCATCTTGCTCTCCTCTATTAGTTCGAGCGCCCGCTTGGCGGTGCGCGCCACGACCGTGACGGAATTCCCGCGTGAGGAGTCCACCATCAGGTAGCCGTTGAAATAATTTTTAGGTCTCATGCGGCCCCCTTTGCCAGCTCGGCCTTCAATTCCGCGATGAACGCGGCGCCCAGCTGGCGGTGGTATTTGAAAAGGATACGCGCACCCAGAGCGGCCTGCTTTTGCGTGATGGTTGCCCGGTGCGCCAACGCGTGCCCGATTCGCACGTCCACGGCGGCGAAGCCCACGTCATCGAGTTTGCGCGCACCATCGCACACACCCGCGAGAGTCTTCATTCCCAGGTGCACCAATTCCGCGCAGCGGTCCGTCACCAGCCGCGCCTCAGCCGCCACCTTCTCGAACGTCAGGCGGACGTTCGTCACGGGTTCGACTTCTTCCACCTCGGCCTCGGCCCAGTCCGTTACTTTGTCCAGGCAGGCATCGATGACCGCGAGTTTTTCCACGATGGTGCGGGCCATGTGCGAGTCCAGCGAACCCTCAAGCACGAGGTAAGAGCAAAGCACGCTGTCCTTCTGGCCGATGCGGTGCGCGCGGTCTTCCATCTGCGCGTGCTTGCCCGGCACCCATTGCATTTCGACAAAGACCACATGAGTCCCAGCGGTGAGCGTCAGCCCCTCGGCCGCGGCGAGGTTGCCCACGAAAACATTGCACTCCGCGTCGTTTTGGAAGCGGTCAACCTGTTCCATCCGCTTGTGTGCCGGCGTTTCTCCGGTGATGACCGCGGCCTGCGGGAACTGCGCGACAATCTGCGCGACCACGTCCAGGTGATGGGCGAACACCAAAACTTTTCCGGACTCCAGGGCGTCTTCGATGAACGCGAGACATTGCGGCAGTTTCGCCAGCGCGACCTTGTGCCGGATTTCGGCCATGTCTTCGAACGCGGCGCCTTGCCCGCGGCGCAGCGCGTGCACCGCTTCTGCATATTCCTCGCGGCTCTCTCCAGCGCGGGCCAGCTCGACACGCGCGCGAAGTTCAACCAACGCGGCCTCGCGTTCGGCAACCATCGACTCTTCCAGTTCGAGCAGTTCTTTGCAGCCGGCCGCATCCAGCTCGATGACCTGCCGTTGTTTCGCCGGCAGTTCAGTCAGCACGTCCTTTTTCAGGCGGCGCACCATGATTGTCGAACGCAACTTGTGCTGCAGCTCGGCCTCGTTGCTGTGGCCAGAAAAGTCCCAACCGAAACCGTTTTGCTTGGCGGCGCAGTAGCGGCGCGCAAACTGGAAAAAGTTTGTCTTCGGCCAGCTGACCGGGTCCAGGTCATTCAACACGGGCCAGACTTCAATCGGGCGGTTCTCGATGGGCGTGCCGGTCAGCGACACTTTGCGAGCGGCGCGGGTTGACAGCGTCGCCTTCGTGCGGCGCGCCTTGGGGTTCTTCACATATTGGCTTTCGTCGCACACGCGCAGGTCCCAGGTGCGGTCCGCAATGTTCGGCAGGAACTTGTGGATTGTGTCATAATTCACAATCACGATATCGGCGCGGGAAAACAGCTTGTTGCTGTATTGCACCTCGACCGTCATCGGGCGGGTGAGCCACTTTTTTAGCTCGCGTGCCCAGTTCAACTTGAGGGTGTTCGGGCACACAATCAAAACGGACTTGATGTTGGGGTCCAGGTTAATGAGGCCGATTGCTTGGATGGTTTTGCCCAGGCCCATTTCGTCGCCGATAAGGGCGCCGCGGCCCAGGGACCAGCACTGGCGCGCGTAGGCAATGCCGGCGCGTTGGTAGGGGAGATACTCCAGGCCGGCGGGGCGGGGGATGTCTAAGGCCGCGTCCTGAGCACGCGACGCCTCGACCGCGACCGCGCGCTTTTCTTGGTCCGCCTTGGCCGCGACCGGGTCCACGTGCGCCCACCAGTTGACAATCCAGGAACCATCATTCTGGCGTTTCGGCGCGATGCCCGCGGCGCGGAGAGTTTCCTTGTTTTGTTTCCACGCGTCCCAGAAAGAAGCCGGGACAGTGAAAGACACGCGCAAAATCCGGTCCGTCCCGTCCTGCAGGCGGACCTTTTTGGGCGCGCCCCAAGGAAGAAGTTTTTCGAGGTCAACAATTTTTTCGTTCATGGAACTATTCGCGGGTTCGGATGCGGTCTGCAATTCTATCCGCCATTCTCTCCTCTTCTTTATTCCAACACCATCCGAGAAACATCAAAAGTCCGAGAAAAGGAAGGGCGGACATAAATAATTCCACGCCCCAGATTAACAAGCCACCTAATATCTTGACGTCCATATAATTAAAGCGTTTCGAGCACCAGGAAATTGCTGTCCTTGGGAAACAGTGTGAGCCGGCCCCAGTCGGCGCGGTCCAGCGTGGCATAGACCGGCACCTTGCCGGCGGGGAAGTATTCGACCTTGACGGTCTGGTCACGCAGCGGAATGTTGGTAATGCGGGCCTCCACAATCCTGGCGCTGTAGCTGCCGCCGTCAAATCCGGCGAACACTACTACCGCGCCGATGTCTTTCTTGCTGAATTGATATGTTTTATTCATGGCTGAATATAAGGCCGGTCGTTGCGTTTGTCAAATCGGTCAGCTAACTTTTTCCAAAACGGACAAGGCGGCAGCCGCCGGGCATTCCGCGTCGAACACCTGGACCGCGGCGGACCGCACCAGCAGCCCCCGGTCGTTCACAAGCTGGACCGTCACGAAGTCGAAGTCCTCGGCGCGGTCTTCCAGCAGGCGGCTAATGGCGCGCCGGACGGCGCCGCGAAAGAACGTCACGCCCACTTCGATGGTCAACTTGCCACCGTATTGGCGCGCCCGCGCGTAGCCGCGGTTCAGGGCCAGCTGCCGGACGTCGGCGCCCGTGTTGTCGTGGATATCCGTGTTGGCCTCCAGCCATTCCTCGTGACACAGGCCGTCCAGCGCCGCAAACTTTCCGCCGGGCAAAATCCAGCCGGAGATAGTCACAGGGACCCCGCTTTCAGCAGAAGATAAAGGAACGCAAGAAACGCCAGCCCAATAAGCATGGGAAACAAAAACGAGTCCAGAAAATCGCGCCGGCCGGTCAGTGGGTTTTTATCGAATAGATTCATCGTGGTGGTAGTGTCGCACCGGCGCGGCGCGGTGTCAAGGCGCCTGCACATATTTTTTTCGGTCCAGGCTCCGGTGATTATCGTCCGCTCTGTTCACCCAAACCGTCCTCACGAGCATGTCTGGCACGCCGATTGCTAGGACCAGATGCAGCCGCGGGTCGCATTGCATCGGCCGGCGCACCAGGATTCCCGAGGCGCGGCCCGCGGTGGTCTCGACCTGGATTAACGCCCAGTCGGCCAGCAGTAATGACCGCGGCAGTTCCCGCGGCGGCACGCAGTCATCCAGGGCCGCGAAGCGGGCGTGCTTGCCATATCGCAGCATCGCAAAGTCGTGTGCCTGGACGGCCGCAACAAGTTCCGCCGGCAGGTAAATGTCCCGGTGATAGACGCGCATGGCCATGGTGTTAGTCCCCCAGCGACCGCCAGCCTTCAGCAATCGCGGTCTGCTCCACGTGGTTCAAAATGCCGGCCAGCAGTTCCGGATGGATTTGTTCGTGCACATACGCGCGCACGATGTAAGCGGTTGGTTCCTCGCGGCGAAACTTGGCCAAGGCATCCGCCAGACTGGGCATGTCGTTGAGGTCGCGGCGAAAGGTTACCGCTCCGTTTTCTCGAATCTTCCAAACAATCGAATAGTTCATGGTATGCTGTCGCGCATGTCGCGATGTTTGTCAACTCACGTATGCAGTTAATTCATAACGGCCAGACTCGGGCCGATACAGCACCACGTGAAAATACTTGCGGGTGCGTCGGTCGCACAGCAGTTCAATCGAGAACGCGCCAGTTTATGCGTGCACGCGCGATTAGGGTTTGAGCGAAGACGTCTTGAGCGGGTTGGAGAACGTTTCGTTGGAGAATGTTTTTCATGGGATTAAATATCGTCGCAGCGATTGCTGTAGCAGGACTTGCAAAGCACTGCGGGCACGTTGGGGTCGTTATAAACATCCGCGGCATACGGGCACGTAGTCTCGACAACATCGTCATTCGTCGAACCGCACGATTCGCAAACCAGAACCTTCTTACGCCGGCGGCGCGGCTTGGCTGGCGCGGCCACTGCCGGCGGCGCGTCACAACCGGCCACAGGTTGGGCTACGCTGACCGCTTTAGCCAGCGAGTCCTGCAGGATGCCGGCGGACGCGCCACAGAGGC